ATCATCTAATTTTATCTCTAAAAAGATAGGTAATACTCAAGAAAATATTGTAACTACTGCTGATGGAACTTTCATTCAAGTATCAGGTAGCTTCCCAAATGTTTCAAGATACATAACAGTTAAATCAGTAAATTATCTAACCCCTGATTATTTAGATAACAACGGAACCGCTAAAGATGCCTACACAGGTTCTTTACCTTCTATCTCAAGTGGTTCTTTTGGAGGAGCTGTAGGTGATCAATTTAATATAAGTGAGCAAGCTCAATTTTATCAAAACATAACAGGAGATAATATTCAAGGAGTTAGCGTAAGTGATTATTCTCAAAGCTTTAATTTATTAGCCAATAAAGACGAATATCAATTTAACGTAATTACTGCCCCTGGTATTATTAAAAACGCAACAAACCACGCAACTCAATTTAATGCCCTTGTAAATTTAGCTCAAGGAAGAACAGATTGTATTGCAGTAGTAGATCTAGTAACATACAATTCTACAATTGGAGCAGTAACAACTCAAGCAGGAACAGTAAACAGTTCATACGCTGCCTCATACTGGCCATGGGTTCAAGTAAATGATTCAAATACAGGAGAATATGTATTTGTACCTGCTTCAACTCTAATCCCAGGAGTATATGCCTTCAATGATTCAGTAGCAGAACCTTGGTTTGCACCTGCTGGTATTAATAGAGGAGGATTAGATACTGTAGTACGCCCTGAGAAAAAATTAACACAAGCTAACCGTGATACTTTATATCAAGGTAAAGTAAATCCAATTGCTGTATTCCCTAACACAGGAACAGTAGTATTTGGTCAGAAAACTTTACAGAAAAAAGCATCAGCTTTAGATCGTGTAAACGTAAGAAGATTATTGATTGCTCTTAAATCATTTATTGGTCAAACAGCATCAAATCTAGTATTCGAACAAAATACTATTACCACAAGAAATAACTTCTTAGCTCAAGTAAACCCATATTTAGAATCAGTTCAACAAAGACAAGGATTGTTTGCTTTTAGGGTTGTTATGGATGATACAAATAATACCCCTGATGTAATCGACAGAAATCAACTAGTAGGACAAATTTTCTTACAACCAACTAGAACTGCAGAATTTATAGTACTTGATTTCAATGTATTACCTACAGGAGTTGAGTTCCCTTCTTAAAAACGTAAATTTGTAATATTTATAAACAAAATATAAAATGCCAACACTAGATCCAAACGAAATTTTCTTCACAGCATTTGAACCTAAAGTAAAAAATAGATTTATTTGCTATATTGATGGATTTCCTTCTTATATTCTAAAAGCTGTATCTGGAATTGAAGTAGATAATGGAGAACAAATTTTACCTCATATTAACGTTTACCGTAAAGTAAAGGGTAGATCAAAATGGGGAGATGTTACATTTACTCTATATGATCCAATCACTCCTTCAGGAGCTCAAGCCATGATTGAATGGGTTCGTTTACACCACGAATCAGTAACAGGTAGAGATGGGTATTCTGATTTTTATAAAAAAGATCTTACTTTCAATTTAATCGATCCTGTAGGTTCAATCATTCAGGAATGGATTATCAAAGGTGCTTTTATTAAAACAGCCAATTGGAGTGATTTTGATTGGGAATCTGACGGGGAAATTGTTAATTTAACAATGACTGTTGGGATGGATTACTGTGTATTGAATTTCTAATAACTTCGCTGCTACCTTAGGTAGTAAAAACCCTGACTACGAGTTGGTCGGGGTTTTGTTTTTTCGTATATTTATAAACAAAACGTTTTTATGTCAGAACTAAAGTTTCCTACAGAAATTATAGATTTACCTTCAAAAGGTTTACTCTATTCAAAAGAAAACCCATTATCTTCAGGTCAAGTTGAGATGAAATACATGACCGCTAAAGAAGAAGATATTTTAACCAACCAAGCATATATTACTAAAGGTATAGTAATTGATAAATTATTAGAATCATTAATAGTTTCAAAAGTTAATTTAGATGATCTTTATCCTGGAGATAAAAATGCAATTTTAATTGCTGCTAGAGTATTAGGGTATGGAAAAGATTATGAGTTTACTATAAATGGTAAAAAACATACAGTTGATCTATCAACTTTAGATAATAAACCATTTAATGAAAGTTTATTTGAAAATGGAGTAGGTAATATTGAATTTACATGCCCTTCCACCTCAAATAAAATCACTTTTAAACTCTTAAATGGTCATGACGATAAAAAAGTCGAAAACACCATTAAAGGTCTTAAAAAAGTCCATAAAGACTCTACCCCAGAATTAACCACACGTTTAAAATATATGATTACCTCTGTGAATGGGGATGAGGATCAAAAATCAATTAATGATTTTGTGGATAATCACTTTTTAGCTAGGGATGCAAGAGCTTTTAGAGAATACATTAAAGAAATTCAACCAGATATTGATTTAACCATTGAAGTGGAGGGTGAGGAAGTAAACATTCCCATTGGGTTGTCGTTTTTTTGGCCTGACCTCTGAAAATATCTCTCAAGTTAGAGTCAATTTATTTAAACAAATCCATGAGATAGTTTTTCATGGAAAAGGTGGATACGACTATTATACAGTCTATAATATGCCTGTTTGGTTAAGAAGATTTACTTTTAGTGAATTAGATAATTTCTATACAAAACAAAAACAAGAAATAGAAAAAGCAAATAAAGGTAAAACTTCCCAAACAGCTATTGATTCTACTGGAAAAGTTAATCCTGGTGCATTTCAATCTAATAATACTTATAGGGCATCTAAAAAATGATGCCCTTTAATATTTATAATAAAATATTCTGATGGCAAGGGGGTCAAATATAAACAATGTAAAAGAAGAAATTAAAATGCTCCGAGAGGCCTTACAAGACCTAACTAGGGGTACAAAATCCTTTGGACAAGCCTTAGAGGATGATATTGTAAATGCTGGTAAAGCAGTAAAAAGGGAATTAGATCTCCAAGCCCAACTCCAGGACCAAATTAACCAGGGTCAAGATAAATTAAAAGAAGTTCTTAAATCTAAAGAAAGAATTGAAAAAGCTCTTTTTAGAATTCAAATGTCCCAAGAAGCAGCTTTAAAAAATGGAGTTATTTTAAACCAAAACATAACTGATGAAATAGAGGAACAAGTCGAAGGAGCACAAGAAGTTGCAGATGCAAATGTAGAACAAGCTAAAGCTGTAAAAGATCAAATCCCACTTTATAAAAAGTTAATTGAATCAAATAAACTTTTAAATACTTTATTTAACGAAAATGTAACTTCTCAAGATCTTCTTGTAGCAGGAATTTTTGGTTTACTTAAAGGGTTTGGTGAGGTTGATAAAGCCCAAAAAGAATTTAGATCAACAACTGGTCAAAATGTAGAAGCTTTTGTTGATTTAAATGGGAAATTAGTTACTGCTTCTGAACAAATAAAATCAGCTGCTGAATTATCTAAACAATTAGGTATTAACGCTCAAGTAGTTTTCTCTAGAGATACTATTATAGAGGTAGCTGAATTAACTAATAATTTAGGGATAGCAGCTGAAGAAGCAGGTAATTTAGCGGCTCAAGCCAAACTTTCAGGTACAAATTTATCAGATAATACCGAAAATATAGTTAATTTAACTAAAGGGTTTATTAAAACTAATAAAATTGGTATTAACTTTAGAGGAGTAATGGATGATGTTTCTACAGCTTCCTCTGCTTTAACAGTTTCTTTAGGTGGTTCCACAGATGAATTAGTAAAAGCAGCTTTAAATGCTAAAAAATTAGGTATAAACCTAAAACAAGCCGAACAAATAGCTTCCTCTCTTTTAGATTTCGAATCCTCAATCGAAGCAGAATTAGAAGCAGAATTACTTACGGGTCAAAATTTAAACTTTGAAAAGGCAAGATTAGCTGCTTTAAATAATGATATTGAGACTCTAACAGAAGAAATAGCTAAAAACGAGGGAATCAGTGAGGCATTTGCTTCAGGTAATAGAATTCAACAAGAGGCTATAGCTAAATCTATTGGAATGTCTCGTGAAGAATTAGCTAAATCTATTATTCAGCAAAAAATCCAAGAAGGATTAAATGCCCAACAATTAGCAGATGCTACAAATATTTCTTTAGAAGAAGCAAAACGATTAACAACCCAAGAACAAATAACTAAATCAGTAGATAAACTTTCTCAGGCATTTGCCCCTATTTTAACCCAAGTAGCTTCTTTACTTGATAATACTACTGCTGTTTATGCCGTAATGGGTTTAATTGGTGCTGTGTCCTTAGCTAGAACTATAGCATCATTAGTAACCATGGCTACTACTTTAGGTATAAGTGCTGCCACAGCAGCTTCATTAGTTTCTGCATTAACTTTGGGAGTGGGGGCTATTGCTGTTATAGGTGGAATTACTCTGATTATGAATGAACTAATGTCTGCTAAAGCATCTGCTAAAAAAGATATCAAAACCCAGGATGGTCTAATTGACCCTCAAGGTGGTTTAATGTTAAGCGGACCTAAAGGATCTGTAACTCTAGATTCAGCAGATACTGTAGTTGCT